CCTCCGATGGACCGTCGTCTGTTCCGAGAAATCGGCTGCAGAGTACGGCACTCAACGCGCCGGAGTTTCGGATTCCACCTCGAATGAGGAGTACCCCGAAATCCTTGCACGCTGACCCATCCAAAGGCCCCTGAATCGATGCCAACCACAGGGATCTCACGAGAGATCTTCTGTGGCACTGTCGATCTGAGCCAGTTAGCCACAAGCCAGTAGCCCTTCTTATAGAAGTTATTACTGGCCTGGACAACTGAGTCAAGCGATTCAGGGCGGGACTCGTTATACGGCTCAAGGACGTAAGCAGGGGTAACGTCTGTTCCCCTGAATGCGTCAACACCGCAAGACTCTCTAAAGTTTCCTACTTTATAGGTCTTATCGGTGTTTACCTTGAGTCCCAGGTACGTGAGTACCTGGACGAGTTCCTCAACAATGTCCTTGGGAACAATAAGATCGTCCCCAAAGACGCGGACTCGCCTCGCCGCCAGTTCAATGCTAGCACGGTCGCGACCCCAGTGACGCTGATGAATCAGCACCCCTATGGCCGCGATTGCGTACACAATGGACTGGACAGGAAAGGTTAAGGCCGACCCAGCCGGTGCAAACTTCCGGAGTTTTAAGTACTTCGGAAGATGACCGTCTATCTCATTTCGCAAGAAACGAGTCCGACAGGCGTGGAAGTGAGTCAACAGATCAAGATTTGACCTGAAGAATCGCTCCACGGTCCACGCGGATAGACGGTCGGATGCTGACGAAAGATCAATCGTGGCATCCATTCCCGACTCTGAGGCTCGAAGTGCTGCCATGCCCGATAGACTCTGATCTTTAAAATCGATACAGAGCCTAAGAGCGGACGTTGCAACTTTACTTTCGATGTCACCCTTAAGCGCTTGCTGGACCCACTGATTGCAGGTCGGTTCCTTGGCGATAAGCCGGGGACCTTTCTGTGTCTTTGGGACTGCAAGAAGCTCACAAGGGGCCTCCATTCTCTGAACCCACTCAGGTTGAGTGGAATCATCTCCACTAGGATAGCAGAGCTGTCCCAGTAGATCTTGATAGGGGAACGAGGCATCGAAAGCCTCTTCCCACGCGTTGTAGTTTGCATTAGCATACTCCTCATGTGGGAAAAGGGCTTCAAGTCTAGCGGGCCAAGTAGGAAAAGAGTACTTAGACTCTCTGAACCTATCGAGGTCCGCCACGGCACCGGGTCCATGCTTCGGTCTGAGCTGGGGTCTATTTACCAGCCCAAAGCCCCCAACGATGGTGTCAGCAACTTGTTGCACCACGCAGAGGGTTTGGAAGAGTCCTGAGTCGTTGAGCTCCACAGTATCGCTACTGAACAGCCCAGCGTTCTTGTTGCCATAGCTACATCCATCGCTAAGATGAACGCGACCGGCAGCAAAATCAGGTACATCGTCGTCCCAACTAAAAGTAGGACGTCGACACTCTTCTTCAATGCGGAAATAATCAGAGACTGTAGCGAATACAGACTCATCCGTGCACTCCATTCGGATCTTCTTGGCTGCAGTTAGAAGCAACCGTAGAAGCCGAACCGAATGCACATCCGCATCGGACCGAAGATCACCATTTCCATGAAAAATCCTGAGCACCAGCCCCCCGAATAGTCGAGGGATTGGTGACCTTGCACTTCGGCGCCCCATCATTGGAACGCCTGAGCAAGTGAGGACCCCATTATCGAGGCACCTATCAAGGTGTTTCGCATATGAGGGGAGGTCTATGGTAACGAACCTTAGACCTCGCGTCTTCATGGCACGACGGAGGCTGGTATGATCCAATCTCCATTCGTTGGTGAGTTGAGGATACTCCCTACGACACTCTGCGAAGAGTGCCTTGTAGAGTCCCTCGAGGAACACGACGTAGCTTTTCACCATTGGTGTCTCCTATAAGAGCACGAGTGGATCTACGCTATGTCGGTTCGCGCTTACTACGATCGCTAGGCTAGCTTTGCCAGCCGACGATTTTAGTAACCAGGGAAGGCGTCAGCGTACCCACTAGGGTATTCTGGACCTTCTCCATAACAGCTGTGTCACTGCCCCGAAGGGCCTTGAGCACAGTGTAGGAGCGCACAGAGACACCGACTCCCGTGGCGACGTCAAACACCGTTCGAGTAAACTCGACGTTGTGAGACTCGTTAGGGGTCGAGCCCTTTGCGCCCCCGGACGTGTTGTGCCGGATAGCAAGGTCGTACTCAACGTTCGACACTCGCTTCCGATACAACGATCCGAAGTTATCCTGGTTAATCCGTTCAAGCACGATGGCAGTGCCGTCGTACGTGATGGAAAGCGTTTCACCGATCATAATGTCCTCATAGGTCTATGGCAGTCACCGACGTCCCCAGGCGGAAGCCTGCAAGACGGTAAGTGACCCCAAGATCGACAGTTGCTTCAAAGACAGAAAGTCCAATGAAGCAGTTGGTAGCACAGTAGCAGTAATGGGCCTCCGGAGACGGATGTCCACAATCTGCTCGCCTCCATCCCAGGCGTATTCATAGCCTGGCATGGGCTTCCAAACCCGACGTGTATACCGGCGTTTCATCACTGAACCGCCAGCAAACACAGCTGGAACAGTGTTCCGTCGAGCGGCTAAGAAGTCGCCGACGTCACTGAAATAGTCTACGACGAAGGAGAAGGGAACGAGTTCCCATATGACGGATGGTGTTGCCGAAAGGCCAACACCAAACGCCGCTCTCCAAGCGAGCGTAGGGTCGGAGAAGGAAGGGAGTTGTGTGCGGTCAGGAATCCACCTGGTGGTGGCCCAGACCTCACCCTCATGGTAGTCGGTAAATGAGCCACTTACGGTAACGTAAGCGCTCTCCACTGATTGGTTGGCAAAAGGCCCTCCTTGCAGTGTCCAACTATCGAGGTTAACTCGGCGCCTCAGCCCCTCGCCAGCCGCGAGCTTCTCTATAACCCGTTGCTTAGCAGCAACGTGCTCAGAGAAGTTACGTAGCTTCTGGAGATCACTGATTAGGGGAGCCCATCCGAGTTGGTAGTTCAAGTTGCCAGAGGCAACAAGTTCTCCAAACTCGCGACGCTTAATCTTCCGCGATAAAGCGGCAAGATTTTCGTATCGTAAGATGGACTTTCCGGCCAGTTCTACCAGTTTAGGCAAGTCTCCAAGCTCCCCAACAAAGACAGGCAGGTCAACTGCCGGCTTACTCGGATTAGACCGGGCAAGTATCCTGTTGGTAAAAGCAGTGGAGAGACCACTGGACTCCTCCGCAGCGGACAGGAACGATATCAACGGCCGCAAGGCCGTTGGATAGTAGTTCCCATCCGTATATAGTTGAGAAGAAACGTTCTTCATCGGTTTTACTCGGTTTATCCGCCGAGTCGATGTAAAAGCGTTCTCCGCTATATAGGGCGGACCACGAGTACCGGTGATATCGTCGGTCACTAGGCTAGACGTCTGATAAGACGCATAGCTTGACCAAGCGAACTTGAAATAGCGACCAGCTATGACAGGTCCGATGGTTGTGCGTGACCGACCGGGCATGAGTCTTATAACCATGTGCTAGGGACCAGAATGGAGTGGTTGTACCACCAGGAGGCCGGGAATCCGGC